AATTTTTCGTATTTGCCTTGTTCTTTTTTAGCTTTTACCCTAAGATCATACAGGTTGTCTACAAATTTTGGTATTACTCCTTTAAATTTTTGAGTATATAAAACATTTGATTTAGATACGGCTAGATTTTCTTTTGTTATTAATTTATCGTATTTTTCTTTAGATATAACAACTTCTTTATTATTTGATAACAATAAATGATAGTTATTATTTTCAATTTTTGTAATTTTACCCACTTTAGTTTCGGGTGATATGTTTAAGGTTATAATTGTATTCGGATACAAAGAATTGGCGTCATATGTTACGATGTTTTCATACAGACCGGGTACGGGTTCTTTTACATATCCTCCTTCAAACTTTCCCTTTTCATTTTGTATATTATATGTTGGTATATACATACCATCTTTAAGAGCCTGAAACGCTACTGCCCCTGTAATCAATTGCACCTTTGCCATAGCTCTTTCAAAAGGAATAAACCCTTTGTATGCTAAATTTTTAACCAATTTTAAATATTTTAACTTTTCTTCAAGTTTAATAAGAAGTTTAACGTCTTGAATGTTGTAATCTACAAAGGTATGCCAATCCGTATCAGCTAAATCTGACAAAGATACCGAATTGAAGGCGACTTTCTGTTCCTTTAATTCGTACTCAGAAATATAATTCAACGAATATGATTCTCTGTCCCCTAAAGCAAAAGTTTGATAAACGTCCATATAGTCTAGATGCGATATTCCGTATATTATCCACCTATCTTTTGCTTGTCCTTTTAGATTTACGGATGCTTTGGGTTTAAGCCATATTTTATTTACAGGAGAAAGTTTTTTATTTTTATCCTCGCCCAACACTTTTTCAATTCTGTTTATGATATAAGGAATATCATACCCATGAGAGTTCCATCCAGTAACCACGTCTGGATAATCTGACCTCCAAAATTTTAAAAATAAAACTAATAATTCTTTTTCAGAATCGCATTTTGTATATATTACATCATCATCCTTTGTATAATAAGAATGTTTTAATCCCCAAGTATAAAATTTTTTAGATAAACTATCATATATAGTTATGAGATTTATAGGATCTGATGCTTCTTCTGGCGTAGAAAATTTTCTATTGGTTGCGTATGTTTCAATATCAAGATAGAAAATTTTTAAGGGATGTTCATCCTTAATACCAGTTTTGAAAGTATCTAATAGGTATTGTTGTTCTATCGGTAGATTATGATATATTTTTTTAATTGGTGAGGATTCCAAGTAATTCTTTCTATCATAATTATTTTCAAATTTTATCTTTTTTAGATTTGATTTAAAAATAGAAACACCGTCATTAGCATCATTAGATTCTATAAAAAAATACGGTTCTACTGTTTGGTCAAATTCTGTTCGATTTCCGCTTTCATCCCATGTCCATAGATGAATAGAATTTGTTTTATTGTTATAAAAAATATTGCGAAATCCCATCGAAATAGTATACAATATTTTTTATAACCGTCAATTTATTTTTTGTTCGGGATTAAGTTCTATCAATCTAGGAGCATTTTGATTTCTCTCTTTGCTGCCATATTCTGTGAAATATACAGCTTCATATTCGTTGATATGATCTTCAAGCCACATGGTTTCAACGTATTTTCTAGCATTCGTAGAATACTTGATATAAGAATCGAAATCTTTTGTTATCGTAGATAGTTGATCTATTAATTCATCTCCAGTTTTAAACCTAAATGGTGCTTCTTCGTAGGTACAAAGGTCTTGAAAAGCACCAGGTAACCCGATAGCACCAGATTCAATCATTTTAATATTAGATTTAGATCTATTAAAAATATTATCAACCAAAGGCGCATATACTGCATTACATCCTAATTCTTCTAATCCTTTCGGTAATTCAAATAAAGGCGACCAATTATGAAATTCCATTTCACCAGAATCGATGAATGGTTTTAATGCCACCGGATAACATCCTTTAAATACAAATTTAAATTTCTTTCTAGCCTTTATAATAGACTCTACAACATGACCAAAATCGTCTTTACCATTTGTTCTATTTAAAACGTCAATATGTGTTCCTGAGCCAGCATACAATATTCTAGGTCTTTTCTTATTCTTATCAAAATTATCTTCTAATTTTTTCCTATCATAATATTTATCCAACCAGAATTTTGGTGCATAGTTTGGTAAAATTGTAATGTTTTTATTACCAGTTTTATCTTGATAATAATCTTTCATGAATTTACAGGTTACGGTTATTTCATCGACCGAACCCATAACTTTCATGATATTATCAACAATCTTTTGATCTGTAAAAGCATCTCTGCATCTATTATATAAAGGAATATCATCTCTTAGAGCTATATCATCGATTTCATAAATCAAACGGAATCCCATTTGTTTTTTAACTTTTTGCAATTCCTCTACAAAGGCAACCTGTGAATCTGTCGCCTGTCTTTGCATTCTAACAGCTTTTAATGATCCATAAAACCGCAAATCAAGAATCATTTGTGTCATTCCTGATATAATACCCTTATTATAACCGTTGATGAGATATTCGGGCCAAATCATACGCCAATATCCACATCCACCATAATCAGCATAATAATTTAAGGCTCTAGGTAAATTTGCTTCTGGCATTTCTATTGGTGGCGGTTCTGGTACTTTTATAGGACTTGCCGCGACATAAGAATAACTCGGAGATCCCAAAGGAACACCTACTGGTGCATTAGGAAATCCGGTTTTAATAATATTGTATTGATATACAACATTATTATTTTTAATATTATCTTTTTCTCTAATTGAAATTGCCATGTATACTATAATTACATACTTTTAATAAATTACAACTATGATTTAATAGTGGTAATACCATTTTTCTTTTCTAAAAATATTATATTATCTATATCCATATTAGAAATATTTGGATTGTGTGAAATTATGTAAACCGCTTCATTTTCTTTATTTACTTTATTTCTTAATATTTCTAAAAATTTAGTTAATCCTTTTTCATCTAATGCACTATCAGCCCATTCATCATATATACTGATATTAAAGTTTATTCCTGTTTGCATTTTTAATAAATCCTGAAATGTAAAAATTACAGCAGCATCTACTCTTTTTCTTTCCCCTCCAGATAGATTCCAATAGTCTATATCTTTTCCATTTAAGGTTTTTATAGTTGTATCAAATGTGTCATCAAAATAACACGAACAAGGTGCTTCTAAAGTTAACAAATAAAAATTTAGTCTTTCATTTAAAAATTTTAAAATTTTCTTGATTATTATAGTTTTGACACCATCTTCCGAAACTATTAGTTTGGCGTTTTCTAATATATCCAGTTCTTTATATAAGGATTTAATTTCATCTTGAATAATTTTTATCTCCTCGTTTGAATTTTCTATTAAAGTATCTGTATTATCTTTCTCTTGTTTTATGGTTTCTATGTTTTTTAAAATTTCTTCGTTCGTGGTTTCTATTACTTTTATCTGATTATTTAGATTTTTTAATCTTTCTATTTCATTTTTAGTTTGATTGTTTTTAATTTTGGTTTGTTTTAATATATCGTTTATTTTTTTTGCTTTATCTAGTAATTCGGTTTCCTTAACTGATGTATCCGCATATTCTTTTTTTATAGAATTAATTTCATCTGTTATTTCTTTTATTCTGTCATCGTTCGAACAACCATCATCCGAATAAGGTCTTTTGCAAGTGTGGCATATACCTGTTGGTTTTTTTAAAACTTCCAACTCTTTATTCAAATCTGATATTTTTGATTTCATCAAATTTAAAGAAATTTCAAAATTTTTTAATTTTTGGTTTATTTTTATAAAATCATTTGTTTCGATTTCGTTTATTTTCTCTTCTTTATTGAACACTTCTTCTTGTAAGGTTTTTATAGTATTTGTTACATCGACATCATCATTCGTGATATATTCTATTTCTTTTTTATTTTTATTGATTCGGTCTAATAATGATTCGATTTTATCACTTTTGATTTTTTCGTTGTGTATCTTTTGTTTTTTTAGATTGTCTAGATTTTTTTGCTCGCTCGTAAAAACAGCAGTTTTTGTATCGGATATTTTTTTAGTGTCGTTATAATCCTTTCTTATCTTTAATAGCATTTCGCTGAAAATGTTTAAATTCATGACACCCTCAATGAATTTTCTTTTTTCTATTTTCTTCTG